CAGAATGGAAGACCCCTGCGGTCGCCAAGGCTGCGCACGACGACATCAATTCCTATTTGACTAACCACGGGTTTGAACAAGAGCAGATTGATCAACTCGTCGATGCCAATTCAATCATTTGCGTCTGGAAGGCTGCCCAGTACGACAAGCAACAGGCTGCAAAGCCTGGGGTACGAAAGCGTCTGAGCAAGCTACCGAGGAAACACCTCCGGACTACCGCTCGTGACGAAACTGTGCGGAACGTCGCACGCGATAAGCAACGTAAAGATGTCTCCGACAAGTTCCGGCAATCGGGCAAGATCGAAGATGCACTGGCGTTGTTTGGGGAGCATGTGTAATGGCTGGGGCAACCTACGCGAATACAGAAAACACGGTGGACGACGGAACTCCGGATAGTCAACGTGAAGACTTGATCGATCTCATCTACAACCTGAGCCCGACCGAAACGCCTTTTATGATGATGGCGGGCCGCGGCTCTTGTTCGGCGGTCAAGCATGAGTGGCAGATGGATCGCCTAGATGTGGCGGCGGACAACGCGCAGATCGAAGGTCTGAAGATCGATAACGCTGACATCGAAGAGTATGATGCCACCGTTCGCGTTGCGAACTACACGCAGATCTGGCAGAAGAGCATCTCGATCACCGGAACGATGGAAGTTGTAAACAAGGCCGGGAGAAATTCCGAGCTCTCGTATCAACTTGCGAAGAGGGCAAAAGAACTAAAGCGCGATATGGAACATACGTTTGTGGGACAGGGGACGGTCGGCAACATGGCGAGCGTTGCTGGTGCCACTCGTCGTTCCGCAGCGGTACAGGCTCAGTTCCATGCCAACTGGACAACCACGGGCGTTGCGCTTGAGGGTGTCAATATCAGTCGCGGACCAGGTTCGGGCACTGCCGGTGCCGATGGTGGATTCGTCGAAGCGACGGATCTGTTTGTCGCACCGACCGACGCCAACGCGCTTCGCCCCCTACTTGAGAGCGATCTCAAGAGTGTGATTCAGGGTGCATGGACGAACGGAGGCGATCCGACGCTGGTGATGGTGGGTCCGTTTAACAAGACCCAAATCTCGACGTTCACTGGCAACAGCACGCGGTTTGATCGTGGCGAGGACAAGCGTCTCGTCTCGGCGATCGACGTGTACGTCAGCGATTTCGGAGAACACAAGGTGATTCCGAATCGTTTCCAGCGTGAGCGAGACGTTCTTGTCCTTACGCCGGAATTGTTCACGGTCTGTTACCTGCGACCGTTCCGGCAGCACGCACTCAGCAAGATTGGTGACTCGGAAGAGCGTACGCTAATGGCGGAAGCGACTCTGAAGATGTCGAACAACGCTGGTTCGGGCATCGTCGCGGACTGCACCACTTCGTAAGCCTCAAACTGGGGCGACTCGTCGAAGTGGCGAGTCGCCCTACCCTTACGGGGGGAGTCACATGGCTATCAATCTGACTGATTTTTACATGCACGCAGTCGAAGAATTAGACTGGGCTACTAATTCCAGCACGGACGTTCTTATAGTTCCGACTGCCTGTCGTCTGAAGTCGATACATATAGGTCTTTTTTCAGCACTAGACTCTGCCGTTACGGTCACTTCGTTTAGACGACCTGCCGGTGGTGCGTTCGTTTCTTTTCAATTTGTGATTCCAGTAATGCCTTTAGGTTATTACGAGCTCGACTGCGACACGGTACTCGGGGCGGAACTTCAAATGGAAGCGGGAGATCAATTCTTTATGCAGCGATCGAGTGCCGCTACCACTTGCAATGGGACTTTTACTGCTCAGTTCAGACAAGACAGGAGTCGATGAAATGGCAAGCTCAATGAATGATATGTTTTTCCCTGCCGGTACGTGCTCGATACAAACTAATGCCCAACAATTCGACCGGCTAGTGGTGCCAGAAGACTGCGAGCTTGTCGGGTTTTGGCTGAACCTTTCCGGCGCGGGTGATGCGATGACCACATTCGACCTAATGGTGAACAACGCCCTTTCGTCCCCCGTTGTTAAATACAGAACCCCCGCATCCTATCCGTCAATTACCGGGATCTACATAGGGGCGGACAAGCGATTGGAGCTAGCGCAAGGGACGGTAATCTCGTTGAGGAGTGACGGGAATCAAGTCGCAGCGGTAATTGGTTACGCCTCGTATGTACTGAGGCGTTAGACGTGGCGGATCGGGGCATGTTCTTTCGTGGAGTTTTGTCTGCCATCAGCATGTCTGGTGACTCCACGGCAATCAGTCTTACGGGCGGGAACCAAACGGGAGCGATCCCTACGCTAGAAAGCGGAAAACTCCCGCAGTACCTGCGCCTTTCGTTCGCGGATAATGCTGCGTTCTTTACCGGAATCGGCACGGCAACCGCTACAAGCGGCATCATGCTGGGCACTGATAATTCGGTGATCTACAAGGTTCCGGCGGGTCACACTCACTTCGCAGCAACAACGCTGGCTGGAACCCTGAATAATCAAAGCATCACCCCGCTTGCCGCGGTGACAGAACTTCCAGCAGCGCTTTCGATTGCAGGGGATGGTCTGACTGCCAGCGTGACCAGTGCCGCAACAACAGCGCTGGCGATCCCGACCACTTCGAGCGGTAAAAAAGCGAAGTACGTTATTGTCCAAGGTCATAACGCGTGCTTATTTCGGCCCGGATCGTCGGGCGATGACATTCACAGTTCACTGACCGGGGCGCGCATCAGGCAATCAGTCGATATCGTGAACGTGTCCGGATATTCCCACATGTTGTTTTGCAAGCAGGGTGCCGGGTCTGCGGTCATCTACATGTCACCTCTGGAGGGTTGAAATGTCTTTGGGAATTTCTCTTGGGACCAATGCGGTAATTACAGCGACGGGAGGCGCGGGCGTGAGCAGCGCAGCCATCGCAATCCCAAACAACAGCGCTGGGGTCAGGCCGGAAATGGTCTATCTCGCAGCCACTGGCGATTGCCAGTTCTTGCCTGCGATGGACATCGATGATCCTCCGACCGGAACGAACATCGAAACCATCGCTGGCGCTACCGCGGTTTCTGTCACGACCGGCGCTTTTCTTGACGCTGATCAGCCACTGATCATTCGTACCCGTGGATTCTCACACTTCTACTTTTTGGGAATAGCCGGAAGCGTATCGGTCTACATGTCCGCACTGGAGGGGTGATGTCTGATTCTATGGTTCGGGGCAATCTGGGGCACGGCAGGAAAGTACGAAAAAAGAGCGGCGCTTTAGCCGAAATGTCAAAATTTGAACCGGTTGACGTTCACTATTACGACGACGTGAACAAGACGCGTACGGTAGAAACCATTCACGACGTTACTGCGATTTTGGAAAACAACAAAGAACAGCGTTTGTCGGGTCACGATGGCTACTCCCCATCCAGAGAGCTCCGCAAAGTGGCATCGATTCCGCTGGGCGCGGTGAATCAGTTGTATCAAATGGGGATCGACGTGATGAAGGACGAGGATTGGCCGAAGGTGGCTGCGCTGCTCGACTCAAAGGATTACGAGGCATGGCGCACTTCCAATGGTGTGATCTCGTCGAAGGCTTACCGAACGCACTTCACTCTCGGGAAACAACAGGGTTGATATGCCATTTCGAGGATACGACGAACTAGTTGAAACGGTTGGCGACTGGTTGGCTCGTGGCGATCTAAGTCCCCAGATCAAAGACTTCATTTGGATTGCAGAGTGCGATCTCCAGCGACAGATTCGTTTTCGAATGCTTGACAAGACCTTCTCAGGGGTATCGGTGGCAGGCCAGAACTACATCGATCTGCCGAATGACTACGCGGAAGGTGGGTTTTTGAACTGGACAAGCAACCGGTCACTGCCCAGCATCGAAGTTGTTTCTTACGACATCACTGCCGGACATCAGCGGGACGCTTCGGGGGATGCCTCGGTCGGAACCATTCACGGTGACAGGCTCTTGATTGGTCGGGCACCAGGCGAGGTGGAGTACGATTTGTTCTATAAGGCTGGCGTCGAGCATCTAGGTGGTGAGATCCAGACCAATCATATTTTGCAGGAATACCCCGATTGCCTGCTTTTTGGTGCGCTGACGGTGGCTTCTCCGTATCTAGGCGCAGATGAGAGAATCGGGACTTGGGCGAATATGTACGACAACGCAAAAGAAGAGACACGCATGGCCGAATGGCGCGGTCGTAGCGGACACGGTGTTTTACGAATGCGTTCTGATGTGTCACATCTAAGGTGAGGTTCTTGTGGGACAACCGTTACGAGTGCCGTTCGGCGATTACAAACCTGATCTCGCGAGGTTGGCGAACGACGGACTAGCTATAGCTAAAAACACCGTACCCATCACGGGCGGGTATGATGGAGTCAACTCGCTTGCGGACGTCTCCAACTTCACGGCGCTCTCGTCCCGCGCTCGAGGCGCGGCTTCTGGCATCGATCCCGCTGGCAACCCATTCAATTTCGTCGGCACCGACACCAAGCTCTATCGACTGCAAGAGGCTACCGATGACGTAACTCGGATTCTCGGTGGCGCGTACAACACAGGTGGTCAGGGGTACTGGGAGTTCGGTTTTTTTTCGAAGACGATTATTGCAGTGAATGGATCTGATCGTCCTCAGTATTTCACCCTTGACGATTCGACTGAGTTCAAGCCGCTCGGGAACCCCGGTCTAACAAATACAACCGCCCCCACAGCGAAGCACATTGGCGTGATCGGTACGTTTGTCGTTCTCGGAAACACCGCAAATGACCCATCGGAGGTGCATTGGTCCGCTGTGAATGATCCGTTCAACTGGCCCACTCCCGGAACTGAGGTTGCGGTTACGGTGCAGAGCGACAGACAGGCATTGTTCGGTCCCGGTGGCTCGGTGCAGCGAGTGGTCAGCGGTGCTGAAGTGGGTGCTATTTTCCAAGAGAGAGCGATTTGGCGAGCGGAATATCGCGGTGGAGATGTGGTTTTCGAACTCAGCCGCGTCGAGCCAGAGCGCGGTTTGCTGATCCCCGCGATTGCCATTCCGTTCGGTCGCCAAGTATTTTACCTTGCCGAAGATGGATTTTATCTCTTCGACTATACGTCAAGCACCCCTATTGGCCGAGGCATCATCGACAGCACTTTCTTGGCTGATATTGATACTTCGCTATTTCATCGGGTGTCTGCTTCTGCTGATCCTGATAATCAGCGTATCTGGATTCTGTATCCTGGTAGCGGTCACGACATCGCGGGAACGCCTAACAAGTTCCTTGTTTACGATTGGGGACTGAACCGATGGTCGCACGGTGAGATCACTGCAGAGTGGTTGACCCAGAGCGTTCATTCCGCGGTGACGCTTGATCTACCGGTGACGGGTGGTGGCAATCCGACACTTGTGACAGATCCGGACGCAACGATTGATAGCGCTGAGTTTCCTGATGGTGGCGTGGACGGTGTAAGCATCACTACATCGCTGCCTCTGGCGTCGTTTGACGATCGAGTTGCGGCCCCCGGAGCATTGTCACTCGGGGCGTATTCGACTGCCCACACATTGCAGCAATTCACGGGATCGAGGCTCAATGCGACTCTGCAAACGGGGAGGCGAGAACTCATCCCAGGTTCACGGGCAATGGTCACTGGCGCGCGTGTAATGGTCGATGCAATAGATCCCACTGTGTCGGTCTCTGGCGTGGGGCGTGCGAATGAGACGGATTCGTTCACTATCGCTACACGCATTGATAATGACGGAGATGCACCGTTGCGCAAGGACGGTCGGTTCCACACTTTCAAGTTGAATCTGGGCTCTGGCTTTAATGACGCGATGTTCATGGATGTCCAATTTCAACGGAGCGGCTCAAGATAATGGCGACGAAACCGGGAGCTCCGGAGTTCTGGAGCGATCCGAAAGAACACATAAGGAAGGTGGCGCAGGTAGCCAACCAACTGCAGAAAGGTCAGGGAAACAGTTCATTCAAGGTCTCGCTGGCAGCTAATGAGGCGACGACGACGGTATTGGTTTCATTCGCGAGGGGAGATCAGATAGCACTGTTCTCACCGCAAGATCAGGCTACTGCAGCAGCGATTGCATCCGGATTCATTTGGACGGTCGTAACAGACGGGAAAATCACGATTCATCATGACTCTACAATTAGTCAAAGAACCCTTGGCGTCTGCTTGTTTGGTTGAGTTTGCTTTGGTTCCGATCGAGGACATCCCCGATCTTTGGAATAGATGCAGCGAATTCCTCGATCCGGCCTTTGACTTCACAGCAAAACTAGACAATGCAGACGCGCAGGAGCTATGCCTGCTCGGCGAAGCGCAGTTGTGGGTCATTTGGTCGTACGATCTCGGCATCCTCGGATCAGCGATTACAGAGATCACCAATTACACGAACGGGTACAAGGTGTTGACATTTCTCGCGTTTGGCGGGTCTGATGCGCTCGACTGGACCCGGAAATTCGTAGACGTTATCGAGCAGTTTGGTAGAGAAGAGCAATGCGATGCGGTCGAAATGATCGGTCGCAAGGGATGGGGCAAAGTATTCCCTGACTATCCCCCCACATCGTGGAATTACACCAAGGAGTTGTAAGATGAGTGGTGGCAGTAGCAAAAGTACGACTAGAAGTTCAAGCAATTCATCTTCATTTGGTCGTTCCAGTTCATCCACGGGTGTCTGGGGTGGTCAGTCGGGCGCACTCGAGCGGCTTTACGCAGGCGCGGAATCTAATCTTGGATCGCCTCACGAGTATGGCTCAGACCGATACGCGGGGATGTCCGGCGGCACGCGGGCCGCAATAGCCGGTTCGTTTAATGCCTACGGTCGCGGTGAAGCGAACGCGGACGCTGCGAGCCAGCAGTTCCAAAGCACAATGCGTGGCGACTACCTGAATCCTGAAAGCAACCCTCACCTCCAGTCTCAGTTTGATGTCGGTGCGCGCGGGATTAAGCGGGAATACTTCGATGCAGTTCAGGGCCTTGGCAGCCGCATGGAAGGCGCGGGGCGTTCTGGCAGTGGTGCTGAGCAATTCCGAGGGCAGCGCAATCAAGAGAACCTCGCGACGGGTCTGGGCGACTTCGGGGCAAAACTCTACGGAGAAAACTACGGGCGCGAGCGACAGCTTCAGGCGGGCATGACCGGCCAAGGCGGCCAGATCACGGGAGCGGGATGGTCGAACCTACAAGGGTTGTCGGCTCTCGGCGATCGGGAGCAGATGGACAGGCAGGGACAACTAAGTGACCAAGTTCAACGATTTGAATTCGATAGGGATGCTCGGGCAAACAAACTCGGCGAGTTCCGGGATCTGATCGGTGGTCCGGTAATGACATCAGAGGCGTCGTCGATAGAAAGCAGTCGCGCCAGCAGCAAGAGCAAAACGAAGAGCAAGAGCGCGCAGGGTGGGCTCTGATGGTCGGATTCATCATGGCATTGCTCGGCGCGATCGGCTCAG